GTACAGATTCAAGGCAACGGTTACAGTGGTGCCATTGCGTTAGACGCCAGCAACATGAATATCTACAACAATGCTGGCTCAATAGGCATTGTTTTTGGCACCAATGAAACTGCTCGAATGAGCATTGCAAGCGGTGGCACAGTCAATGTAGTTGGGGAGTTTACCGCAGGAACAAAGACGTTCCGAATTGACCATCCTTTGCCAAGCATGACGGATACGCACACACTGTCTCATGCAAGCATTGAGGGTCCGCAAGCTGATCTTATGTACCGTGGCAGCATTGATCTTGAAGAAGGTGCTGCAATAATTGACTTAGATGAGGCCGCGAGAATGACTAGCGGTACATGGGCGGTTCTTTGCCGCAATCCTCAAGCCTGGGTGCAGAACGAAACAGGTTGGACTCAAGTGCGTGGGTCTGTGTCAGGTTCTACACTTACTCTTTCGGCACAAGACGATGACTGTGCAGATACTGTGTCATGGTTAGTAGTTGCTGAAAGAAATGATAGTCACTACACAGATTCAAAATCAACTGACGACAATGGACTTTTCAGACTAGAAAGAAATAAAAAAGAGTCTGAGGAGAATGGCGAATAATTGTGTTGTTGTTTGTTATAAAAGAAAAGACTCACGCATTAGAGCTGGAGTCCGAGGATGACGGGGCTTGAGGAGATGCTTTCGTACTTTCCCGCTTTGTTAGCAGCAGGAGCAGCTTACGGCGGGGTACGAGCGGGACTCAACGGAGCCAGGCAGTCGATCGCACAGATAGAAAGAATTGTTACCAGTTTGGATAACAAAGTTGACGATCACGGTGAGAGAATTACTGTATTAGAGGTAGAAACGCGCAATTTAAAAGAGGACAAAAAGCATGAGCGCCACTAAAGAAGCAGAAATGTTAATTCAGCCTAAAGACAAGGTTGAGCTGACAGAAGAACAGGCACAAATCTGGCGACAGGTTTTTGCTGAACGAAAGCAAATCCAAGAACACGCCCAGGCGTTAGATCAAAAAATTCACACGATGATGGCTGCTGCGGGATGGGCAGGACAAAATATCGTCGAGGGTGACTTAGGTGAAGAACCGTATTTTGTGCTAGAGCGTGTACCTGACGAGTGAGTAGATGGCTAGGCCCCAATACATCAATCTACAATTCCGGCCCGGACTGTTTAAGAATGGCACCGTTTATCAAGCCCAAGGGCGTTGGTACGATGCCGATCTTATGCGATGGAGCAATGGTGCTATTGGTCCGGTCGGTGGTTGGCGTAGATGGGGTGAAAGCACTACAGCCGTAACAGGTGTTCCAAGAACAGCAGTTACTTGGATGGACAACTCCAACAACAGATGGATTGGTGTTGGGTCTGCCAGCAAGCTTTATGTGTACGATTCAGCAGCCAGTATATATGACATCACGCCTACGGGTTTTACTGCTGGAACTACTGATGCTGATCCAAACACAGGCTACGGCGATTGGCTATACGGCAAATCGACATATGGTGACCAGCGCCCCGACTTAGGAATCCCCTCTCCGGCAACAATATGGTCGTTTGCCATGTGGGGCGAAGACCTGACGGGATGCACCCCTGACGACGGCAAGCTGTATCAATGGGACACAAGTGTCGGCACAGGTACTAAAGCCGCCCAGGTTTCTAATTCACCAGAATACATTACCGCTACAGTTGTCACACCTCAACGCATACAGATGTGCTTTGGAGGCGTAGCCAATGGCGGCTCAGAAGCAAACGCAGACAGGCGCAAAGTTTTTTGGTCGGACTCAGAAAACAACACTACTTGGTCTGCAACTGCTACAAACCTAGCGGGCGATCATTTAATTGAATCTACCGGAGACTTGTTAGGCGCTATCATTGTGCGTGGTCAAATTTTGATTTTTACCACTGCTGATGCCCACACAGCGACCTTTGTAGGTCTGCCCTATGTCTATCAGTTTGACAACGTAGGCGGCGATTGTGGGCCTGTCTCGATGAACGCTGTAGCGGTTGCAAACAACACTGCTTACTGGATGGGCCGTAACGCAAACGGATTCTTTATGTACGACGGATACACGAGAAGTATTCCGTGCGATGTTGAAGAATTTGTTATGAATAACATGAACGAAGGCCAATCAAGCAAAACTGTTGCGTGGCACAACAGTCTGTATTCAGAAATTATTTGGTTTTATCCAAGCGACTCTGAAATAGACTCGTATGTCAGTTATAACTACCTAGAAAACCATTGGTCGGTAGGAACACTTGCTCGCACAGCAGTAACAAGCCGTGGGATTTTTGCATTTCCTATTTTGTTTGATTCGTCAGGTAATCCATATGAGCACGAAGTCGGTGGGACGTATACAGACGTTGATGGCACTACTAAAACGCCTTATGTCGAATCTGGGCCAATACAGCTTGGTGCTGGAAACGAAGTGTTGTCAGCGACATCGTTAATTCCAGATGTTACAGCCCTGGGGGACATTACTACAACCTTTTACACTAAGCTTTACCCTACGGATAGCGACACCAGTCATGGGCCGTACACAATGACTGCGCCTACCCCTGTACGGTTTACAGGCAGAAGTGTAAGAATGCGTTGCACATCAAATTCAGCAAATTCGTGGAATGTCGGCATTCCAAGACTTGAGCTGAAACCGAACGGTAGACGATGAGTACGTCAGGAGCGTCAGGCTCGTCCCGGTTGCGGTTGTCGCCGCCGACTAAGGCTTATGACGCCGTAGGAGAATCAAACCGAAACCTGGCTTTAGAGTTAGCCGATCGAGCAAACTTAAAACGATTTGAAGATGTTGATTTAGCTAATAACGAAAGATTGATCTTGGTCAGCGCCAATGGCACACGTTATAGTGTAGTAGTGTCTAATGCTGGCGTATTGAGCACGACGGCAATATGAAATCAACGGAACAGAACGGGTTTAATGAAGCATGGGCGCGTAGTACGCCGTTTATTGAAAAAGCGTTAGCAAAAAGCGGCAGAGAATACACTGTCGAAGATGTTTTACGACAAGTGCAGGACAATCATGCAATTTTTTTCCCTGTGGAAAACGGAGCAGCCGTGTTCAAGGTTGCATTGTACCCCCAGCGAAGAATGTTGCGAATATGGCTGTATGGCGGCACAACGGACACGGGCAGGGCGAATCTAGAGGCAATCATGGAGGCAGCAGATTATTATGCCGCAGAGCATGAATGCGATGGAATCGAGCTGGTCGGTCGAAAAGGTTGGGAAAAAGTTTTACGCCCTTATGGGTACGAGTATAAGAGCGTAACGCTCATCAAGGATTTAGGAGAATAGAATGGGTGGTGGTCAAAGCGAAGATGTAATGGACAACCTTGAGGTTACATCGGCAACCAAAACAGATCCATTAACAGCGGGGCGGCAAACTCAATTATGGCAACAGGCTCAGAAATTTGCCGCTCAAAGCCCTTTCCAGGCTCAATATGGTGGAATGACTCCTGGGTTTACCCCCATGCAACAACAAGCCCAAAATTATTTAGGTACAGCGATTTTAGGCGATCAGTATTCAGCCGAGGATGCCGCACCAAACTTAGGGTTTACCAACTATGCTCGACCTTCAAGTGGAGACGCGGCACCAGATTGGTCGTGGCAAAACTCAGGTGCGGGCAATTTTATTGGTGACGGGACAGAAACGGACCCGACGCTAGGGCCTACAAACCCAACCGTGCCTCCACCACCCCCTCCGGGTGGACCAACACCCACTCCAGATCCGAGCGAGCCGCCAGCAATCGGTTATGTACCCTCTCCCGATCCAGTTATTCCAACCCCGCCTCCAACTGGAGCCAAGCCGTCACCTGGTGACGTAAACGTAGGAATGGGTGGGGCACTTTATCGCGACCCGTTACTAGCAAAACCAACTGGTTTTTCTAGCGACCCTGCGACACTTGCTCGACAAGAAGCACAGCAAGCACAGTTTATGGCAAACTCACAGGTAAACCCTGTTACTGGTCAACGGGAAATGATAGGGGGGGGCGCAGACGTTTTAGGAGGCGATAGGTCAAGAACAGTAGACCAAATGGCTGTGCCAACAGATCCAATGGCAGGAATTAAATACGCCGACTCTCGTTTTGGCTACGCAAAGGCACCCGCTGGGCCAGATTTCATGCCCCAGCCTGTCGGCCCGTCAATGCCTGAGACGCCACCAGAAGTAGATATGCCTCCTCCGGGCATACCCGCACCTCCGGGCGGTGGCTACTTGGGTCCGGGTCACGTTTCTAGTGCCCAGGGTGTTGGTATGGGCGAAATGGATCAAGGCGCATTAGCCACAAAGAGGATGTTGCAAGAAGAAGGAATAGAAAAAGCCGTAGCTGGGTCTATTTTTGATGACCCCAAAAGCATAGATCAGTACATGAACAAGTTAGGTACTGATGCGGCTGTAGCAGACATCACACAAGATTACGAGCGTCTTAAAAACCAAGCGATGGCAAAACAAGCTGGTGCAAGATCGTTTGGTTCTCGGAAAAGCGTAGAAGATGCTGGACTTGCTGGGGACTATTTGCGGACTGTTGCTATGGCAAAGGGCGCTGGTTACGACCGAGCAGCGGCAAGAATGGATGACGCCGCAAAAGCAAGAACAAGTGCAAATCTAGCTAATTTGCAAGCACAGAAAGAGTTTCGTGCACAGCAAATAGGGGCAGCAGATCAGTTGTCTGGATTAGGAAAGAGAAGGCAGGACGCTACGTTTAATGCCGCGCAACAATTAGCTGATGCTGGCAAAGAACAGCAAATGACACAGTTGCAACAACAGGCGTTCGATTACGAACAATGGTTGCGAGGACAACAAGGTGGCGCTGATGAATTAAGCTTTATGAAAAGCATGATTCCCGGAGGCGACCAGTTCACCTACGGACAGAAGCCAAACAAGCTGAGTCAGTTAATAGGCTTAGGTGTTACAGGTGCATCATTTTTGAGTGATGCTAAAGCAAAAGAAAACATCAGGTCAGTAGGCACAAAGAATGGCTTGAACATTTACGAGTTTAACTACCTCGGTCAGCCTACTCGATGGCGCGGTGTAATTGCCCAAGAGGTAATGAAAACACGCCCAGACGCAGTAAGAGAGCGTAATGGTGTGCTTTCAGTGAATTACGATGCGCTTGGCATTGCTATGGAGCTGGTGTAATGCCTCATATACCTGGACACTTGCCAAGGCCCTTTAATCCCGGCGATCGTCGATTGATTGGCATGGGTGCATTTGATCCTGGCTTGGCGGCACGCCCGATAAGACGGCCATTGCCACCATTTTTGTCAGTTAACGACCGTCTTTCTCCAATCAATACGCCAGAAGCAAACGTAGACCTTGGCGCTGACCCATCGTTACGGCAATTCCACCCTTTGTTTCGGCAAAAGCCTATTCGCGTTAATTTCCCTAACAAAGGTTTGTTGTCACAAAACAACCGCCTTACGCTTTTTAATACGCCCGCCCAAGACTTTCGATCGCCTGTAGACTTTGAGAACTATAAGCCTGTTGGCGTAAGTGCTATTAATTCGCTAAGAGGGTTTTTGCGTCGAGAAGGCAACCCGCTTGCAAGGCAATTGCCAGGGCCAAGCGCAGCGGAACAGCTTGCACAACAACAAATTACTGCTCCACCAGTAACGGCTTTGCCTTCTGCAACTGCGGGGTCAGGCACGGCCAGAGGCAACGGAGCAAGAATGTTTTATGGCTCGGGGTCGGGTGCCGATTTGCAACGGCAACAAGCAGCAGCCGCACAAGCGCAATTTGACGCAAACCAAAGATTGCCCGCTATACCCCGACCGTTAGCTCCAACAACAAATGCAGGCACAGGCAACGCTCAAGCCCCAAGTGGGGCACAAGGCAGTGGTGAGCCAACGGTGGCAGAATTGATTGCTCGTTTGAATCCAGAGCAAACGCCGCAAAACCCCTTGGCACGGCCATTAGACCAAAAACGTCGCCCAACGCAAATGCCACAAACAGGGTCAATAGCTGGACCGCAGTTTGAAATAGGTGCGGGACTGCCAGACCAAATAGATCAAATAGATGTGCCAGAAACAGATTTTAATGCTGGTCAACCTGGCTTTTTAGATAAAATTGGCGGGTTCTTCAAGCGTCCTGGTATGCAGGATGCGTTATTGGCTGCTGGCGCGGCAATGATGTCAGGCAGGGACGCTGAAGGCAGGGCGTATACCGATCCATTCCAAGGTATTGGAGCTGGTTTAACAGCCGGGGCACAGGCTTACAAAGCCGATGAGCTTGACCGTCGCGTAGAAGCAGATCGTCAACTGGCCGAAGACCGTAGAACTAAAGTTAGTGAGGCGATCGCTACGCTAATGGAAGGTCGCTCCCCACAAGAAGTAGCAGCAATTCAAGCTGTTGCTGAGTCGGGTGAACCAGGCGCACCAGCACAAGCTGTTCAAATGGCAGAAACGTATGCCGATGAACTTAGATTAAGCACTGCTTTTGATGAGTTGGGCGGTAGATACATAACTGACGAAGATGAATACGAGCTTGTTAAAGCAATGGCTCCCGCAGAACGTTATCAATGGTTGTTAGAGTACAGAGAAACTGAAAAAGGCAGGCTGGGCCGGGCCGCTGCCCTAATGCAACAAATGGGTTACACACAAGAGCAAGCAGATCTTATTGCTCAAGACGCTGCGGTAACTGATCGCATTATAGCTGGCGGTACAGGCAACGAAATCATTAAAGACAATACTGGTCAGTCTTACATTATTAACGTTACGACGGGCGATATGATTGGTGGCCCATACGGAACGGCATTTGAAGACTTAGATCGAGAGCGATTGAATTTAGCTCAAGCCCAATTAGACAGAAATTTAGACCGGGATCAGTGGACTCCAATCTATCAAGAAGCCATTCGTGGATATGGTGATACCAAGGATGCAACCAATGATATGCACGGTTTGTCCGAAGTAATTTCTGTTCTTGGTGCCGAACAATTAGAGAACAGTCTCGGAAAACCTTGGGCAGAAGAACAAGCCGCACTTGAAAAGGTTCTTGATAAAGGCGACCCGGAAGTTACCGCATATCTGCAAAATTTGCTTATGCAAATGGGTATACAAAATCTTAGCAACTTTAAAGGCGCTATTAGTGATAGAGAATTAGCAACAGCGTTGTCACAAGCTGGAAATATCACTGAAACAAGAGAGATGTTGTATGCGTTAATGGCGCGTGGGTTGCGAAACAGGATAAGAACTGTTGATGAACACAACGATATGGTAAGAAACCTTGCCGGAACGGGTCCGGGTCAAGGAGGAATTGGCGCTGCTAAGCAACTTTTGATTGCTGACGAAGAATTAGAAGAATTCCGTAGGATTGAACGTCTGGGCAACGCTGCCTCTGGTAAACTGGCAAGAATCTTAGGCGAAGATGCAACATACACCTCTCCCAGCACAGACAACTTAATAGCAAGAGAGGGGGGGGTAAGCTAAGTGGCGAACGGTGAGCAAGAGCTTAGAATTGGTGACGTTGTATACGACGCATCAATCGGCATGGAAGTTGAAGTTGTCGGTTTTGATGACGACGGCCAGCCTCGCCTTCGTCCAACAGACACAAATTTTGAAACTGCACCTGTTAATCAAGGTTTTGCGAGGACGGCAGCTCAAGGTGCTACGTTAGGTTTTTCCGATGAACTTTACGGATTAAGTGGCCTTTTAAGCGGTGGTGTTGAGGGTTATAAACGTGCCCGAGACGCAGAGCGAGAAAGATTGGCCGCATATCGAGCAGCAAACCCTGGCAAAGCATTTGCCGCAGAAATGCTTGGCGGGGTCGTTACGGGCGGCGGGTTGGTCGGCGGCGGTCGTGCCTTAGGTGCCCAAGCTTTAAGAGCAACAGCGGCAGCAGGAAGGGGTGCCACAAGAGCGGCTGGCACTGGTTTAGCAAGAAGTGTTGCTCCACAAGCAGCGCAACGCACACGCGGAGTGGGCCGTGCTCTTACCGAAGGCTCTGAGCAGTTGTCTGGCCGTATGCTTTCGGGGCAAGGGGGTTTGCCGGGTATGCTAGGTAGCTCGTCACGCGCCAATGTTGCATCTGAAGCGGCTAAACGCACGGGAGCTGATCTTACTCGCAGCACTGGCGGGCTGGGGTCTAAACTTCTTACTGGTGCAAAAATTGGTGCTGCTGAAGGCGCTGTTTATGGGATTGGGGCAGGAAACCAAGAATCAAGAGATGCAACAGTTGGCGAAGCCCTAAAAGATAGGGCTTTAGGTGGATTTCGAGGCGGTCTTACTGGAGCTGCGTTTGGGTCGGGGCTTGGCGCAATAGGACACTTTGGTGGCAGGGCTTTAGACTTTGGAAAAGCATTAAGAGTAAAAGGCGGCAGTCCAACAGGACGCAGGGCAGCGTTAGAAAGAGTTGACGAATCTATTGCTACTTCCAAACTGCAAGAAAATCCGCGTCAGTTTAAAATAGACGCTGACGATTGGGTCAATACACAACAAGCTGTTTTAGACAGCCCTGCAAGCACTCAAGCGCAAAAAGACCAGGCAAGAAAAGCATTAGAAGAATGGGAAGCTTCTGGTCGATCGGTCCGATTTGCCGGAATGCGGGCTTTAGCACAACAAGCAGCAGACGAAGCTAATCAACCGGGCGCAGTAAAACGTTTGTTGGCAGATTCCAATGATGACTTGGGATTGTCAGCTCATGCAGCGGCCAGTGTTGGTGGTCAACAAACCGGACTGCTCAAAAGAACGCTCGATACAAGCGAAAGAGGGTTGAAAGCTTTATCAGATTCTCTTGTCGAAGTAGCAAATAGTATTGGTGTAAAACGCACTATAGGTGCTACACAGAGAACGTTAAGAGAATTAAAACTCAAAAAACAAAACGCTGCAAACGAAGCATACGGAAAATGGGACGCTCTTTTAGGCACTGACGAGTTTAATAACGTACTTGATAACGCTGACAGCAAAGCAGCAATAGGGTTTCAAGACGTAATTGCTCAACTAAGAGCGCGTTTTGTGCCAACTGACGAAACGGATAAAGTTGCTGCGCGTTTGTTTACTGATTTACAAGAGGCTGTTGGTCCAGTTGAACAAGCATCTCGATTAACGCCTTTAGGAGTTATTAAAGAAGAAAAGTTTGTACCTACAACAACAGCAAGAAAGAATCCTTTAAACCTGCAAAAGTTTTTAAATAATCCTGACCAGGCTACTCCGACTGACGTTGACGCTTTTCGTAGAGGTCTTGTTGAATTAAAAGACCGTTACGCTAAAGAAGGTGGCAATGCTTACAACCAGCTTCGTCAAAGAATCGACGATTACATTGAAGTTTTAGACGATTCTATTGAAAAGCACTCAAAAAAATACAAAACAGCTCGGCAGCGTTACCAGGTTGACTCTCGCAAAATAGAAGCATACGAAAACGGCGCGCGAGATTGGACTAATCCAGAAGCTTTAGTTGATGCGCTTGAAAATGCTTGGCGAGGCAAAAGTGGTCGCACGCAAAGAAACTTAACCGACGCGCAAAAAAACCAAATACGAAATGAATTTAAGCAAGGTGTCGTTGACAATCTTTCTGACAGAATACAAAGCTTAGAGGTTAACGCAGATGATTTAGGGGCTACTGCGTTAGCTACACTTGAAGATCGTGTGCGAGTGTTAGCAGAAGCGGGTCTTATTCCAGAAAACATTAAACAGCAGTTATTCAAAAAGTTAAAAACTCGCGCTCAACAAGCGAGGCTAAGCAAAAAAGTAAGCGCGGCAGGACAAGAGCAAGTATTAAAACAAGGCAAAACTCCAGAAGGCGCAGTTGAAGCAACTGGTCTTTTGTATGGGCTTGCCGGACAAGGTGGCGCAATGGGTCGAACCTTGGTTGCTGGCGCTATCTATACTCCTGCTTATAGACGAGAGATAGCTGAAGCTACAGCTAGGCGGCTTAGGCAAAATGAAGCATCGGGTTTGTTGCGAGTAGCAAACACTCTTAAAAAAACAGAACAGGCTCGTTTGCGAGGCGGCGTAACTAGACGCGGTGTCACCGGAGCCGCAATGGGTGGATTAATATCACCTTATTCAGAAATGAGATTTGAATCTGGTCAAGAAGATGCTTTGTATCGTCCTCGCCAAGCGAGACAACGACAGCTACAAGAGCGTTATGGTCTTTTACGGTAACAAAAAACAATTGAGGTAATTATGCCAGGTATAGGTGGTTACGGAAGAAAACCAACGCAAAGCAGCCCCGGTATGCGTAGACGATTGGGGATGACGATGAATCCTACTTCAAGCAAAACCACCCAATACGGTGACGTAAACACGGCTGGTCCCGTGCAAAAAACCGTGATAGAAAAAGAAGTTGTCGAAGAATCGACAGAAGAACCGTCATGGCGTCGAGCATTGCGTGGCATGGGTACAGAGTTAATGCGCGGACATTTTTAGTGTCGATTGTTTACCGTGGCGAACGATTTAGTGGGTACAATCAACCTAAACGTACACGCGGCCATAAAACCAAATCTCACGCTGTCCTTGCTAAGTCTGGTGATACGGTAAGGCTCATACGGTTTGGTCAACAAGGCGTTAAAGGTGCTGGAAAAAATCCCAGAACTAAAGCTGAAAAAGCTCGTCGCGACAGTTTTAAAAAACGCCATGCTAAGAACATCGACAGAGGCAAACTGAGTGCGGCGTATTGGGCAAACAAAACAAAGTGGTAATCCTTTCGGACAGAATAAATTCTATGCCGTTTAGAGAAGTGTTATCAGACGAAAAAGGCACGCTGTCGGCAGCTAGGTTGCTATTAGTGTGCTGTTTGGCGTTTACAGGCGTTCTAATCGTCTTTGATGCAGTCCTCTGGGCCACGGTGCCAAATGCCGCCTACGCGCTCTTAGGAACGATTTTTACGGGTTTGTTAGCGTGGACAACTGGACCCAGAATTGCGCAATACTTTGGGCCTCAAATCGGGGCTATAACAAGTGGAATTGGTGCTGCGTTAACCAGGGAGCCAAAACGTCCTTCCATGCTTGATAACTCACCGGATTACCGTGACGACGAGCGATGACCAAGGATGAGTGGGTTAAGACTTGTGCTACAGCTCTTGAAACTCAGGGCATTACTAATTTTCACCCACTCGAAATTGCAGATGTTGGGCGTGTTGCGTATGCGGTAGGACAACAAAGCGATCGCCCCAGGTGGAAGTCTGTATTAAAGTCACCGCCTTTAAGCTTGTTACCTAATGCCCTTGTCTTGTGCCAACTGTTGTTAGAATTACGCGAAGCTGATCCAGTAGGCTCAGTCCTAGTTAATTCGTGGTATCGAGACAGCCTTTACAATTACAGCATTGGTGGCGCAGGAATGTCTATGCACATGACTTGCGGGGCCGCAGACGTTGTAAAACGTGGCTGGACAACAGATGAAGTAGCAACGTGGTTTGAAGAACATTCCGACGCTAAAGACTTTGGGGTAGGTCGTTACAAGACATTTACCCACATCGACATTAGGGGGAAACTTGGAAGACCAGCACCCGCCAGATGGGGAAGTAGTGAGTAGCGCACCACTAAGCAAATCATCTTCGCTCCCCGCTATTAGCGTTGGCTTTGCTATTGCAATTTTAGTTGCGACATGGGTGGCTGGTGCTCGGTTTACAACGATGGCTCAGGCAGACTCAGCAGCAATGGTGGAGATACAGGATGTGGCTGACAGGCAAAAAAAATACATCGGTACAAGTGGGTTGTTAACACTGCGGTTGCAAGAGATTGACGCCCGCCTAACTGCTTTAGAAACAAAACTGGCTTTGTTGCAACAACAGTTTGACCAAGCGTTTAGGCAAAATACGCCATGATGCTTAATCAATTCAATAGAATCCCGCCGTGGTATTGGCTGCTTATTCCTGTTTTAGCGTTTGTTATTGTCGGAATCCGGGGCGCTACCCAGGCAAGCTATTTTAAAGGCATTGCTGATGACGCAGAGGCACGTTTAGTCGTTCAGCAAGAAGTTATTGATTCTGCGTCTAGCTACGCATTAAGTCTGACAACTCAGCTTGCAAAAGCCGATTCCACGTTAGCCACACAACGCCGTGAAAGCGCCGAGGAGGTTGCCAGGCTTACTCGTAGTCGCCAAGAAGCTCGACGGCAGTCTGAGGCCCTCTCAGTAGCTTTGAGGGCGTCTCTAGATTCTGCTCAAGCGACGACCTTCGATGAAGTTGTTCAAGGTTACGAAAAACAAATAGAATCGTTAGAAGAAACATTAGTTATCGAGCGATCGGTGAGTGCCGCAGAACGTCTTCGGGCAACTCAGGCAACAGAGCTGGTATTAACCTTAGAATCTGTCATTGCAGAACAAGAAGTTCGTTATGAAATAATGGCAACAGAAATCGTTGCTCTGCGCTCTGCAATGCAACCAAGCTTAGGGTTAAGGATTAAAGCTGATTGGTGGCTGGCAGCAGTAGGCTTTGCCGCAGGAGCGTTAGTAACTCGGTAGGAGGGTGAGGTAGTGGGTAGGGTTTATACGCGACACTGTAACGAATGTGGCAAGCTTTACACGGGTGCTGGCAAATCTTTTTGCAGCAAACCCTGTGATGACAATTCGCGACGGTCAGAGGATAAGAAAAAACCTCCTGTCGATGTCAAAGACTTAGACGAAAAGATTCGCACTAAGGTTGAAGACGAAATTGCTAGTGTTGTTGTTATGGCATCAAAGGCAATTAAAACGCCAGAAGAATTGTTTGAACAAAGCGGTATGGACCCAGACGTTTGGGAAATTATACCTGACCAGGCAGTTATAAAAACATGGCCTGTGCAAATGAAAGTAGAAGGCTACCCGGTCACAATTCCTTGTTTCTATGTAGCCATCAAACTACGAAAGCGGTGGGAGCACTCTAGGCTACCAACACCGATTATTATCGACGTACCAACCCCGCCAGCTCCTACTAAGTCAGAAGGTGTTTTTACATCGGTTCATTATTCCGATATACACTTCCCGCATCACGATCCTCGAGTCTTAACAATTCTTTACAAAATTTTAGAAGAATTGCAGCCGGATTTGGTAGTAGACCACGGTGATTTGCTGGATTGCGAACAACTGTCGCGCTGGCCCAAAGATCCGTTCGATAGGACTAGCCTAAAAGATGAATTAAAAATGGCTGCTGAACATTGCGGGATCGTTCACAGTCTTACACCGCACGCTGACCATTGGTTCTTAGAAGGCAATCACGAAGCTAGAATCAGAAAAACTATATGGGCGCTCGCCGAATCACGATCGGCTGGAGAGCTGCTTACGCTACCAGACGTAGCAGACGCTCTTAGAATCCCTAAACTGCTTGGGATTGAGGCTTTAGGCTGGGAGTATACTCCGTACCCTAAGCATCGGTTGTTGTTTAATCGCTTAGTGCTGTGTCACGGCGAGACGGCAAAAAAAGACTCAGGCGCGTCCGAAAAAGCAGAATACCAGCGGTACGGAAAAGGTGGCATAAGCGGGCACACTCATAGGGTAGGGTTCTATGGCCGTACCGACTACAACGGGGTCCACGGCTGGTGGGGACTCGGCATGAGCGGGAAGATTAGAGATGAATACGTTTCATTCCCGGATTGGCAGCAAGGATTCTTGTGCGTCACAATGAACCAGGACAAGACAGAATACCACGTTGAACGCATTAGAATCTTTGATGGTGTGGCGTATTTTAGGGGCAAGCGTTATGACGCTTAATCGACCACCGTTTTACTGTCATGCGTCAGGTTCACAAAGAATCGCTACGCCTTCGGTCAAGACTTTACGTTGGCGATCGGTGAGAGGTGATGACTTCAATAGCTCCTGGGCATAATTTGTCCACTTGGTTTTGTGCAGAATCTTGCTTTGCGACAGCTCGGCAAAGTCAAACCAATGACTAGATCGGCTCGAGACTAGCCAAATTACAGCGTGCTTGTGCTCTCGGGCGTTTGGTGCAGTTGTGTTGTCAGCTCCGTAAACACACATATCGCGAACCGCTCTGAGAATGACGGCTGCTGCAAGTCGCTGATATGGATTCATAGTAGCTTAGGATATCTGTTGACCAATCCATTCTGCAACGTTTACGGTCACGGCGTTACCCAACATTTGGTATCGGGTGCCTTTCCTTAAAAGCTTATTGTCTAAGCCGTAGCGAGTCCAATCGTCAGGGAACCCCTGGAGTCGTTCGCATTCAACCGGAGTCAATCGCCTTGGAACGTTGTCGGTTGCTGTCACGTTTAAACAGGCCATGCCGTCTGTTGTTACGCCAAGGGCGGGTGAGACAGGGCCATGAATTGGGTCTTGGGTAGGGTGAAACGCTATGGGTCCGACTTGGCTTGAGCCACCTTCCTCAACGCATTGCCCAACCTCGCTGGAAGGACATAGCCACGATCCCGTGCCCGGCGCAGAATGCCCGAACAGGCCCTCGCTGAGAGCGAGTATTTCGGGGCGGGCGACTCCTCCAGAATGT